CCTGATTGGGTTGCCTGGACTTTGACGCCTGAACATGCTATTGGTTGCGTTGTTCGCACTAATGCGTTCGCTGCTGATCAGTCACTTCCTGGTTCCGCCAAACCATCAGACTATGCTGGTTCTGGTTACGATCAGGGGCATCTAGCTAACGACGCTGATATGTCCTGGGATAATCAGGTCGAACACGAGTCGTTCTATATGTCTAATATGTCACCACAGCTACCTTCTGTAAATCGTGGCACATGGAAGAACCTCGAATCAGCTGCTCGTGCTTGGGTTTATCAGACAAAGCATCCTCATACAATCTACGCTGGTAACATTGGTGGTACTAAAACCATCGGTGCAGACAAGGTTGTAGTTCCTGATTTCCTTTTCAAGATTGTTATTGATGACGTAACAAAAAAGTCATATGCTTTCTTGTTCCCTCACCATGACGGATTGTCAGCCGACTTCACTCAGTATCAGGTAACTGTTGCTGATATTGAAAAGGCTACTGGCAATACCTTCCCAGTTCCTGATGCTAAGAACGTGAAGAATCCACCGCTGGCAGCTGATCTAGCAAAGATCGCTGCTGATAAGAAAGCTCAATGTAAGGGTTAATTGTGGGATTTTCAAAATCTAAATTTGAAAACGAGACTGAGTTTGAAATCTTAAAGAAAAATGGTTTCAAACCAGTCGATCGTTCTTTTCAACATCATATATTACAAATAAATCCAAAAATTTCATATGACTATAAAGTATCAAAAGTTAGTGGATTGAGGTATTGTATAATTAGAGATGTTTTGCAAAATCCAGATGATTTTGTTTCTATAATGAAAATGCATCCAGGATATGGAGGTTCTATACGAGTTTCTACTCCTGGTATCAGACAGTTATTCAGTCCATTAGAATTTTCAACTTTAATGGAAGTTTATGGCAAAGTATATAATGTTCTAACTCTACAAAACAATAAACCAATACCTAAAATATGGCAATGGGCTTGTTGTAGTAATATACTATATAAAGGTGTTCGTGGAAATTCTTTACCACATCATGATAATAGTCCAATGTCAGTTAGTTTATGGCTTACAAAAGATATAGAAAACACAGGCACTGGATTGTATGGGGTTACGATTGATGGTAAAAAATACTATAATAGTTTTGATATACCAGAAGATAAAAAACATAAATTAGCTGAATTAATTACAAAAGATTATTATAATGAAGATCCTCTTTATGGTTTCGTGAAAGATGATGATTGGGAATTATATGAATTAACTCCATATGAATATAATTCCGCTGTTCTTTTTGATAGTAGATATTTCCATAGGTGGTTTTACGATTCTAATAAATGGAATGAAGATCAAATTAGATATTCACTAGTCTCTTTTTTACAAAATTAAAGGAATATTAAATGAAGTACGAAATAACTTGCGAAGAGTGCGATGCGAATTTTGACGTATTTTCCGACCTTATAGAAAGAGTAGATTTCTGTCCTTTCTGTGGAGAATCTATTCCGATCGAGCCTGATGGATGGGATGACGAAGAAGAGTCCTTAGACGACGAGTAATAAGTAGGGGGAAGGAGTTCCCCTATGTCTTATGAAAATCCCTGGCTATATAATAATGAGATCGTAGAGTCGAATGTGCTTGACGATTATCTTGGTTTCGTTTATAATATAACTAACTTGATCGACAACCGTCAGTATATCGGTAAGAAGTTGCTCAAGCGTACTAAAACAAAGCAAGTCAAAGGTAGGAAAAAAAGAACACTCGTCGAGTCAGACTGGAAAGAATACTACGGATCAAACAAAGAGCTCCAGGCTGACGTAGAAAAACACGGTAAGCACAACTTCAAGAGGGAAATCCTACGATTGTGCAAAACCAAAGGCGAGTGTAATTATCATGAAGCCAAGCTTCAATTCAAGCTTGACGTTCTTGAGGATATAGGCTATTATAATAGCTGGATTATGGTGAAAGTACACCGTAAACATCTGCCCCAGTAGGCCAACAGGTTAGAGTCAGCGGACTTAAAATCCGCACAGTGTCAGTTCGAATCTGACCTGGGGCACCATTTCAAACAGGTGAAGTATGAAGCATTTCGATCTAGAAGAAATAAAAGAATTTATCCGTAACACATCTGAAAGCACCAAGGTTTACATCGGAGCTGACTCCGAGCGTTATTGCCGTAGAGACGGTATTTGGCAAGCAGATTACACAGTCGCTATCGTAATTCATTATGATGGTTCGAGAGGCTGTAAGGTGTTCGGACATGTTACTTCTGAAGTCGATTATGATCGCCGTAAGGATCGTCCTGCGCTTCGTTTGATGAACGAAGTTTATCGTGCAGCTCAGATGTATCTTGATCTTGAGGAAGCGATTGGCGACCGTCATGCTGAAGTTCATCTGGACATCAATCCTGACTATATGCATGGTTCTTCATGCGTAGTCACTCAGGCTATTGGTTATGTACGTGGCGTAACCAATATTACACCGATGGTAAAGCCAGAAGCATTTGCAGCGTCATATGCTGCAGATCGTCTGAAGGAATTACTTTCGAATTAGCGCTGATAGCTTAGTGGCTAAAGCCAGCCGCTCATAACGGCTTGATCGGGGGTTCGAGTCCCTCTCGGCGCACCATTTTCAACAGGAGTATATAATGGCACATCCGCATAAGAATCGTCCCCGTAAGGGTCGTCGTAAGATTGGTTCAAAGAAGCGTAGGCAGCGGAATAACCGCAAAAAGAAGTGAAACTACTAGTAGCCTTGTTTGCCCTGATACTTTCTTCCAGTGCTATTGCTGGTGAGTATCAGGGCAAAGCGTCTTGGTATAAAGACGGAAAGAGAACTGCTCAAGGTGAAAAATTCAACCCAACTAAATACTCAGTAGCACATCGTACTCTTCCTTTCGGTACGATGTTAAGATTAACGAATGTGAAAAACGGTAGCACTATTGATGCTATTGTTAATGATAGAGGACCATTCGTTAGAACTAGAGAACTAGATGTATCAAGTAGTGCAGCACAAGCGTTAGGCTTTTTTCATAGCGGTACAGCGAAACTAATAATCGAAGTTCTTGACAGGAGAAAATAAAATGTACAGATTAATTCTAGCAGCTTTAATAGCTTTTGGTATGATAGGAATACCCTCTACAGTTGCTGCAAAACCAACAGAAATTCATAAAGTAAAAAAGCATAAACACAGAAAAAAGGCAGCCGTTGTAAAGGCAGAACATAATCCGTTCCTGCGCTGCGAAAGTTGTAGTTCAGCGCCAGTTACAGTTTCGTCTGCTTCAAGCGAGCAAACAGCAGCTGAGTATTTTACAGAAGATAGAGCACGTACAGTCGCTCAAAAATTATTAGCTAGTCCGTTAGAACCTACACGTGAACAAAAGCGTCAGCAGGTCGCTAAGAGCTGTTCATGGTTCTCTTGCTCTGAAAACAATCAAGTAGTTGTTCAGGCTAAAGCTTGGGAAGGCAAAACTGCTAAAAATAACCGTAAAGAATTGAAAGACTTATTTGCTGGTACTTTTGGTTATCCAGTAGACCCTACTCGTATTCCTTGGTGTGCTGCTTTCGCTAATGCTATCCTTCGCCGTGAGAATATGCCAACAACGAATAGTTTGATGGCTCGTTCATTTCTTAATTGGGGAATCAAAACTCATGATCCTAAAGAGGGCGATGTAGTTGTTCTTGCTAGAGGAAATAATAAATCCCTTGGGCATGTTGGGTTCTTTATGGGTTATGAATACGTAGAAGGTATTAAATACGTAAAGGTTCTTGGTGGTAATACAGACCATGCCGTTCAGGTTGGTTACTATCCAGCATCAAGAGTAATAGGCTACCGCACTTTCGCTTAATTTAAACTGTGAGTATATTATGACAGACAAAGAAGAAAAATCTGCCACTATTCCAAGCCTCGAAGATCATCATTATTATCTTTTGTTTAAAGATTTCAATTTAGATACATCTGCTGATGCTATCGAATTTATTCTTGCTCGTAACTTAATGCGTAAGGATAGACCAAAGTTTATGAAGATGTTAATCAACTCTCCAGGTGGAGAAGTTCCTTCTGCTTTTGCGTTGATTGATACTATGAAGGGTTCTAAAATACCAATATATACATATGGTCTTGGTGAAATTGCTTCTTGTGGGTTGCTTACTTTTATCGCAGGTGAAAAAGGTAAACGCTATATAACAAGAAACACCGCTATTCTTTCACATCAGTATAGTTGGGGTTCGTGGGGTAAAGAGCATGAGCTTCATGCTCGGGTTAAAGAGTTTGATAACACACAGGTTAGAATCGTAGAGCATTATAAGCGTTGTACGGGAATGGATGAAAAGGACATTAAGAAGTATCTACTTCCTCCAGAAGATGTTTGGTTGACTGCAAAAGAAGCTGTAAAATATGGAATAGCAGATGAAATTGTCGATTTCTACTAAAGATGTAAAAGTATACGACGACGTTTTTACACATTCGGAACGTCAACATTTTTATAATTACATATTGAAATCCCATTTTTTCACTAATGGAGCTGATTCTAGTACTCTAGAACATAGAGGCGATTATAATCTTATTTCGATTTATAGCGATGAAGATGTAAAGAATATGGGGTTTCTTCAACATCCAAATGTTATAGAAATACTAAAGGATATAAACCGTCAAGGATTTACTATACAGCAAACTAGAGTTAATTTATCTACATTAAACGATAAAAATCATTTTCATGTTGACTCTGAAACTTTAGATGCTAAATGCCAAACTTTAATATACTACCCTAATATGAATTGGGATATTGAGTGGGGCGGTTATACCGTAATAACTGATGATGCTAAGAAAAACGTAGAACACTGTTTGTTCTACACTCCAGGTAGAATTGTTTTATTTGATGGAAAAAAACCACATGCTATATGCGCTCCAACAAATTTAGCACCAAGTTATAGATTTACTTTTGTTATTCAATTTATAAAAAAGGTTAAGTAATGTGGAGACTTTGGGCTAAGGCGCTTGGAGAAAAATACGGTAATACAGATAAAGAAGCTGATATAATTGCTTTGATAAGAACGTTTATTATTATTTCATACTTAACAACAAATATTTTTATCGTAGCAGGTGTAATAAGGCATTGGTAAATTGTTAAAGGTCAAAAAAGAGCATTTTTATGGATCTCAGGAAAACCAATAGATCCATATGGTCAAGATGAAATTAGATAAAACTGATCTTGATGAAAGAGAAGCTCTTGAGAACGGCTGGCTGATTGCAGAGAACGAATGGTACCAATGTCGGTCGGTTAGAATAAACATTAGCGAATACCTAGCAAAAACAAAGAAACCGAAACTGCCCAAATCCGTGCAGTTTCATTGGTTTTGGCAAAGTCAAATTACAGAAAAAGAGTCAGCTGATATTGTTTCTGTTTTCAAACAATTCACCGATCAAAAAGGGTTTGAAGCTGAGTACGACGTAAACTCAGATGTTGACCGTAGCAGTTGGTTGATTGTATACGACAACGAAGTGCCTGTGGCGTTCACTAAATTTATCCTATACAAAACAGGAATGGAAAGTCAGTTTACAGCTTGGAATTATCACAACCCAAAATTATCAATAGGTAAAAATGTTGTATGGTATGAAATTCAAGCTGCTATAACGTTTTCAAAAATAAAACATTTGTATATTGGTCAGGGCTACGAAAAAGGTAGTTTGTATAAGGCAGACTTCGCTGGTTTCGAATGGTGGACAGGAGAAGAATGGTCTACGGATAAAGACGAATACCGTAGACTTTGTATGCGTGATTCTGATATAAATACACTACATGATCTCGCAGAAGTATACAAACATGCCTAAGTACGGACACAAACATAAAATTATTCCAGACACTTCACCAGAACTGTTGAAGATCAAAAACGATCCTCGTTTCAAAGCTCGTATGGCTAAGATAAATTCTATTCCTATCATCAAGAAATACGATGTACCTTATATTTGCGGATATTCTAATGACGCCAAGAGAGTGTATTTTGATCGTCACCTTCCTACTAAATGGAAAGGTCATGACCTGACCAAATTTCTACGTATTCACGAGTTTACAGAAAAAGCTATCCTAGATATTTTTGATTACAAATATCAGCAAGCACATCACTTTGCTTCTTATTTCGAACGTAAAGCTTTAGAAGCTGCTGGGTTGAGTTGGGACGATTACCAGGATCATTTGAAACCATATATAAAAAAGGTTCATACGGAGCATCTCGATATTGTTCCTCCGGACCTAGACTTGGAACCATACGCTGACGAAAAAGAAAAGAAATTACTTACTACTCTAGCGTATGATGAAAAGAAAGAAAAAAAGTCAATAAAAGAGCATCTTTATGGTTGACAAAAAAACAAAAACCCGCTATAA